ATCTGTGTGACAAACACACCCTTAACTCCACCTTCCCACTTAATCCAAAGCTGCATCTCTTTAGCTTTAATTCTTTTCTTAATATCTTCAGCAGTGTATTCACCTACGCCATACTTCAGTGCATCTTCAATATAACTACTAGTATGTTCCCACCACTTATCTACTTCTGTAGACAGTATCCCTTGTATCATTATAGTTTAGACCAACTCCCTGTTGATAAATAAATATACAATCCTTCTCCACTACTTGTCCATTCTCCTGCTATTGGGGCAGCTCCTACACAGGCTGCCTCGTTATCGTGCTCAGTAATAGAGCAGCTTCCTAAATTCCAATTAGAACCGTCTGCAAATCTGACATCCCCTTGTCTAGGTTTGCTTGGTGCTACGTTAGTAACATCATAACTACCATCTGCAATATTAGTAATCACTTCTGACATTCTTTGAAACTCTCTACTAAGGTATGCTGACAGTTCTTCAGGATTAGAGGGTGGTGGGGATGGTGAGTATCTTATTCCCATTAGACACCACTACCTCTAGCTCCTGAAGGAGTCCAGTGAATTTCTAGCTTATCCAGTGCCCAAGTTTTATCATCTGTGGTCTCAATCTTAATACTAATAAAAGAACCTGTAGCTCTTACTGGTATCTCCGAATGAGTGCCAGGTATGAACTTGTAAGGACCTTTCCACGCAATACCTGCTCCTGCCTTTATCTCAGTGCCCAAGTAAAAGTCAACAGTACCTGTACCAGTAATTGTAGGAACAATCTTCTTAATGGCCTTCATACCAGGAAACCCTAAGTTCATACCTGTCTTCTCTACCCAGGACTTAAAGACAGTTCCATCAAACTTGTTAGTCTTCTCTGCTTCATATAACTTACTGTTTGCTGGTGTGGTGGTGTCAGGAGAAGACATAAGCATACTAGTCAGTGATGGGTTATAGCCTCTGAAATCCCAGGTAGCTGCATCATTATCCCAAGTGCCTTCTTCTTCAGTCCATACTCCTGCTGTTGGGGTAGCTCCTACACAGTCTGCCTTGTTATCGTGCTCAGTAATAGAGCAGACACCTTCTACCCAAGTATTAACACCAGATGCGCTATCAATAATACCCCAACCTATGTGACTAACGTGAGGCAAGTCAATAATAGACCAGCTATTTCTTCTCCAGTTCCACACAAATGCTTTATCTGCAAAGGCATCTGTATCATTACTGCCTGATACAAAGCAAATCCACATCTCATCTGTTCTGTAGTTAGGGGCTACGAATGTTTTACTGTAGTGTTCAGGGTGTATAGACTTAAACAGCTCAACCCTCATCTTATTATCAATAACAGATTCTTTAGTGTGACCGTTGTGTACATACACATCATTACTAGTAACTACAAAATGCTTGTCATCAAAGGCTTTGACACATCTATTACCTAAGATACCTGTGTCGTTAAATATCTCAAAGAATCTGAAGATGGATTGACCACCCTCATAAGCCATACCCCATACTGAATCTTCTTTATAAATTATGTTGGTGTCTTTAAGTGGGAGACAGTCAACAAGAAAACCATTAGTCTGTGATAAGTCAACATAGCCAGCATCCCTAGCAGCATCACTAGCATCCCAAGTAGAAGGCACTGTACCAGACTCTGCTGGATGTGACCATCTTACTCTGAATGGATACCTATTACTTCCTTCTTTCATATCCAAAGCAACTAAGAACTGTTTGAATGGTCTAACAATTGAAGCTGACCAATCTGAATTCCAGTCAGTCAGGTCTACACATTCCGACAAGGAAGAGCCATACATCTGAGGAACATCAATACCATTATTAAGGATAGCAACACCACCTAGAACACCACCATTCCAACCACCTGCTGCTGTAGCTGAATAAGAATCATCAGTCCATTCTCCTGCTATTGGGGTAGCTCCTTCACAGTCTGCCTTGTTATCGTGCTCAGTAATAGAGCAGACACCTGAGGTAAATACTTTTGTGATGTTGGTGTCCGAAGCTCCATCTGTCTTGTATATCTTAGTTAAACTAGGGTATATCCAGAAGCTGTCATTAGGTGTGGTGAAAGGCAGTAGCCAATAAGGTTCGGCACTAAGGTCACCTAACGCCTGCTTATGACCGTGAGGTTTATGTGTCTTACCCCAGTGAAATTGTACGTTATTACCATCTGTCCACTGGTCATCAGGAGACTCATAAGGACTGATGTCTTTAGTTATTCCATCTGGATTTAATATTTTAATTTGGTCTGGCATAATATCCTATTAGACTGTTGTGAATCCGTTATCTTCTATTGAAGTACCTGCTAAACCGCCATCTCCGCCTGCTCCTGCGCTATCAAAATAACCAGATATCTCGTGTGGATGTTGCCCCTCTCCACCTGATTCACCAGGATTACCACCATTTCCACCTTTACCACCTATAGCCCTTTTAGCATCTGCTCCAAGTCCACCCTCTCCACCTGTGGATACTGTGCCTGTGTTGCCATCTTCTGAGGCACTAGTACATCCAGTTGAGCCACTACAGGATGAATCTCTAGTACCACCAATTCCAAATGATGCACCACCGCCACCACCACCGCCACCTGCATATTCGTGGATTGACCCCTCTTGGTCATCTTCTGAACCACCACCACCACCGCCACCGCCTCCTCCTCCGAGGATAGAGCCGTTGTCAGTTAGCGTTATGTTTGTTTCTAGGTATAAGGCTGTTCCGCCATCTTCACCATCACCGCCACCACAAAGAGCGTCATTACAAGTAGGAGCAACAGCACCACCATCACCACCTGTGCCACCAGCACCATAGATAGAGCCGTTGTTAATGATAGTTAGTGTGCCACCATACTCATCTCCCTCGCTACCACCTGTCTTAAAAGCAGGGATAGTAGTGTCGTCAGAGTAAATAGTAACACCCGAATCAATAGTAATTGTCACATCATAGAACTTATCAATACCTGTCAGGGTTTCTAGGTTTACCTGTTTGTGCGTAGGACCATCATCAATACCATTAGTAGTAGTGAAAGTATAAGACCAATCACTTCTATGCTGTTCAACAAAGCTAGAGCCGTTGTGTTCTAAGACACGCTTAGTCCTATCAAAAGACGTGCCGTTATGTACGCGTGCTTCATCTACAGTATCCCAAGAGCCAGAGGAATTGCGTACTTTAATAGCCACAGTTTAAATCTCGTACCAGATGTCACCTTCAGCAGGATTAGATGGTTCTGTAGCAGATACAGTCCTTGTGCCGTACCCGTTTGAACCCAATACCACAAGATTGTCAATCTGTGTTTGAATTGAAGAGGTGGCATCTACAAAGTTTAACTGCTCTGTAGTAGCTGTCATATCATCCAATACGTTAAGCTCAGAATGTGTTGCAGTGACTGCCCCTGACAACTCAGTGAAGGTGTTCGTGAGTGTGGTCTTAATAAGACGTAGGTGGTCATCACCTTGTGACCTTACATCTGTTGATGTTGGGTTAGCACTGACTAATCCATCTATATATGTTGCTGACTCTAATGACATACTGTCTCCTTTTATCTTTTAGCCATAGAATTACCGAAGTAAAATCCTACGACTGACATAATTGCGTGTGGTAGCCACTCTGGTGTGACCATACCTTCTAATGTAACGTACTCTGTTACTGTCTCTTTCCAGAACAATAACCCAGTGGTAACTTCTATTGGAACTACGGTTGGGAGATTGAATATAGGAGCGAAGAGAATGAAGTATGCCATACCTAAGAATGATAAGGTAATTACCTTACGCATCCAAGAGGTGTTAGGGCTTTGGAACTCTCTCACTGCTGCCATCTGCCCTGCTCTAAAGTTTCTCTCGTTGGCTAAGTCTTGCTGTGAGTCAGACTTCATACGTATGTAAGCACTACCAATAGTAGAGATTAACATAGTGATGATTTCCATAGGTAGTCCTAACATACTATTTTACCACAATTCCCATATTAATATATTCCTTTTACTCATAAAATTATCCATCCTGTAGGCAGTGTCCATACATCATACAGCATAGGTATGCCCATAATTGTCCACCACACTATTTAACTATCACACTTACCACCCATCTTACTAAAGAGCTTACCAATAAGACTCTTAATCTCAGCGATGTCGTCTTTAATATCAGCCTTGAACTCTTTCTGTTCTTGGTGGTAGTCTTCCTTAAGTACATAAGTGTGAGGGAGATTCTGTTTACAGGTGTTGTGCTCCCTCTGTATGTCTTTAAGGTCTTGTGAGATACTGTGTAGGAAGTAACCTAACATAGTAACCATTATAGTTAATCCGTATAATCCTATATCTTCCATTAATAATCCTTATTGTTCTGTTGGTTGTTCTTCTAACACAGACCAGTCTTGGATTTCATCTGGATATGGGGTAGGTGCTTCCCACTGACAAGTATCTTCGTTAAGAGTCCAAGAGCTGTATGGTTTTGGTGGTATGAAGGCATCTAAGTCTTCATCATAACGATAACCAATACCAGCGTAGTTCTTTCTTATGTTTCTGTTGTAGGATGTTTGAGTCCAGAACGGATACCCAGTACCTTTAGTTAAATAATTGATACCGAGCTGTTCCACTTCCTTACCGTTTTCATCTGTTATATCATCGTTAGAAACAACGATAACTGAAATAACTTTACTGTTTAAACCTAATTTTGCATAGTGAGCCATAATAACCTCTATTTGAATTTGTAACGAATGATGACAACACCTTTACCACCTTGTCCGCCCGTAGCATAAGAACCACCGCCACCACCACCAGCACCTTTATTAGCATCACCATTAGTACCAGAGTTTGTAGTAGTTCCATCACCACCACCACCAGTACCACCAGTACCGCCAGTACCTTGATAAGAACCACCACCACCGCCACCAGCGCGAGTAACATTAGTCCCAGTTTCAACTATATCTGAAGTTAACCCATTACCACCATTACCACCAGAACGATATGCGCCATTACTACCAGCAGTACCAGCACCACCGCCACCACCACCAGCATTATCAACACCACCAGAACCGCCAGTACCACCGTTATTACCATAAGATGAATTTGTTGCAGAACCAGCAGCGTTTGTGCCTACATCTTCACCACCTCCACCACCGCCAGAACCGCCATCACTACCATCTGAATTTGCTGAAGTTGAACAGTCACAACGATAACCACCAGAACCACCACCAGCAGATGTTATTGTGCCAAATGTAGAAACACCACCGTTCACGCCGTGATTAGAATTAATACCACCAGCGCCACCAGCTTCAATAATAACATCATAATTTGTACTTGCTGAAATAGAGAAACCCGTTGCAGTTCTATACCCACCAGCACCACCACCACCAGCAAAGTGACCACCAGCACCACCGCCTGCGCCTACAACTAAATATTCGACAGTATTGTGTGGCGCACTACCAAGCGTAGAAACTCTGAAACCATCACTACTACTAACTAAAGAAGAAGCAAGGAATGTATGAATCTTATAATCACCATCTTCTGCTATAGTTCCACCAGTAGCCACTGTATATGGCTGCACAGCGCCTTCACCGTCACCACTATTAACCCAAGTGTTAACATCATCAGTAGCATTAGTACAAACGTAAGTCTTGCCACTAGTCTTATTTATCCATAGGTGTCCAGTAGCTGGAGGGTTGGAATCAGTTGCTGGGTCTGTCGTAGATACAGTAGTATCAGATAACTCATTAAGCGAAGAAGCACCAACAGAATCCTCCCAAGAGAATGCATTTGCAGTATTAGAGCTGGCTGTTAGAACCTGACCACCATTAGATGCTGTCGTTGATGTTGGCACTAGCTTAGTATCGATGGTGTCAAAGTTAGTGTTTAACTCAGTGCCCCAGTGGTTTACAGAACCACTTTGTGCGGGTTTCTTAAGCTCATAGTTGGTTGTTAAATCTGTTGTAGTGTCTGCCATATTCTATCCTATTCTAAGCTGCATCTGACCAAGTGTCAGAGGCTGTGTTAATCTGTTGCCATACAGGAGGTTCTTCTTCTAATACAGATAACCACAATAAAGCATCACTGTCTTCTGGGATTACTTCCCAGAGAATCCTTGCACTTACTTGTACACTAGAGGTTGCTGATAAAGATGCCTCAGCAACTAACGTATCAGGAGAATGTGCCGTTACTCCAGAGGCTGCAGCTATTGCCGCTGATGCACTAATTTCTAAACCAGCAATTGTTGTTATGTTACTAGTAGAGTCTACACTAGCCTCAGCTAGTACATAAGCTGACTCTACTGAAGCTTGTGCTGTTACTGTGCTGTTAGCATCTACTGTTGCTGATGTATTAAATATATTAATTGCATCTGCGGATACTGTACTAGTAGCACTTACAGTGGATGATGCTAATATATAAGCAGACTCTACTGAGGCTTGTGCTGTTACTGTACTAGTAGCACTTACAGTGGATGATGCTAATATATAAGCAGACTCTACTGAGGCTTGTGCTGTTACTGTACTAGTAGCACCTAGTATAGAGGATGCGTTAAATATATTAACTGCATCAGTGATGACTGTACTAGTAGCACTTATTGTAGATGATGATGTCTCTATATTATAAGTAACAGCATCAGTGGTAACTAACGATGTACTAGATATGCCAGCTGATGCTGATGCTGTGTATACAGCAGAAGCACTGACACCACTAGTAGCACTTATTGCAGCTGATGCTACATCTATATTATAGGTGATAGCATCAGTGGTAACTGTACTAGTAGCACTAATATCAACTGATGTGTTAAGTATATTAATAGCATCAGTGGTAACTGTACTAGTAGCACTAATTGCAGCTGATGCTGTATCTATATTATAAGTAACAGCATCAGTGGTAACTGTACTAGTAGCACTAATATCAGCTGATGTATTAAGTATATTAATAGCAGAAGCACTGACACCACTAGTAGAACTAATAGAGACTGATGCTACATCTATATTATAAGTAACAGCATCAGTGGTAATTGTACTAGTAGCACTAATTGCAGCTGATGCTGTTGCTGTGTAGACAGCGTTAGCTGTTACTGTACTGGATGACTGTACTTCTGCTTCACCATAAGTGAATGAACCTACGTCACCTCTAGCACTTACTTCACTAGTGGAACTTATATCAGACGAGGCTGTTACTGTGTAGACAGCGTTAGTTGTAACACCACTGGTAGAGCTTATAGCAGCCGAAGCTACATCTATATTATATGTAACACCTGCACAATCTACAGAGGAGATAGACTGTATCTGTGCGGAGTTTTCTCGTATCCTAGTGGCGGTTGCCTGTACGGTAGACTGAGCTAGTGCCTCTGCTGAGGAATTAAATATTCCTATTGCAGAAGCAGTAACAGCACCAATAGCCAGTATAGTGGATGCACCTAAGTAGAACTAATAGTGGATGCACCTAAATCTATATTATAGGTGACAGCATCAGTAGTGATTAATGATGTACTAGCTATGCCAGCTGATGCTGTTGTTGTGTATACAGCAGAAGCACTGACACCACTAGTAGAACTAATAGAGACTGATGCTACATCTATATTATAGGTGACAGCATCAGTGGTAACTAACGATGTACTAGATATGCCAGCTGATGCTGATGCTATATAAATAGCACTAGCACTGACACCACTAGTAGAACTAATAGCAGCTTCACCTTTATCTATATTATAGGTGACAGCATCAGTAGTGATTAATGATGTACTAGCTATGCCAGCTGATGCTGATGCTATATAAATAGAACTAGCACTGACACCACTAGTAGAACTAATAGTGGCTGCACCTAAATCTATATTATAGGTAACAGCAGCACAAGCGGTTGTAGACTCGGAAGCTACAACCGCAGCGGAGTTAAGTGTTATAGATGATAAAGACTCTACACTTGATTGTGCAGCAATACTAATAGATACTTCAATAAGCTCTGCTGAGTATATTGAAGTTCCGTAATTACCTTGTCCGTATCCTATAGCCATCTAAGCTCCTATGTGATTAAACTATTAAGTCAGCGTGATGCTCAAGTCAGTTGATGGAATCTTAAAGATGTCACCTGAAGCAACTGTCTTAGATGTAGCCAACGGAGACCACGCTAAGAATACTCCAGTATTATCAAAGATGCCTATGTGTGTCACAGTACCCCAGCTTGCAGTTGCAGCAGTGAATGTTACGTCTGCACTATTTGTAACAACACCGCCTGAAGCAGCACCAAAAGTAACTGCTTTTCTTGCATAAGCTGTTCCTGAAGTAGGTACTTCAGTACCACCGCCTGTATCAGAAGGAGCTACTGTGTATAGTGCAACAGTCCTCGATGTTGGTTTAGTGAAAGCTGTAGCACCAAATGTATGGTCCAATAATTTATTTTCTAACGCGTCTGAAAAACTTGCCATAATATAATCTCCTTATATTGTTATTATTAATTACCTATCCAATACCTGAATAGATATTTCTTACCCTCAGGGTTGACCCTGAATGTCTGTCTCTATCATCAGCAGCTGTTAACTTACGTACTGCGTTCTCATAGCCTGTTAACCACAATTGAACTCTCTCATCATTCTTGAGGAAAGGTTCTGCTTCTAATAAAGAAGCATATAGTATTAAGTCAGGTGCGTTTGTTGTTAGCCAGTTAGAAGTAACTGTGCTATTTGTACCATCACCTAGAGAGTCAAACTTCTTATAGAAGGCTACCTCTAAGTCATAGGTGGAATCTGGTATAGGTGCTAATTGAATCTCACCACCTACAATTGAATATGCAATAGGCTTACCTGTTGCGTTTGAACCATATAATCTATCTAACATCTCTAAAGAAATAAACTCTAGTGGAGTAACAGGGTCAGTGTTTAACTGAATGTTTCTCATCTGTAGGTAACCTGGAGGCAGTGCAATATATCTATTACCTGAAGTAGTAGTAGCCTGGCTACGTTGCTCCATAGCACGTACTCTCAAGTCTCTGTTTATCCTAACCTCTGCTAGAGATATGAAGTCAGGAATGTTATTAGACAAGTCACTACGGTCCAACCACTCTGCAACTGCCGCTTTGATTTCTGTGAAATTGCTTAGTGCCATTATAGTTTTCCTCTAGTTGTTCTGAATGGTGCGTTGTCTGGGTCATTCAACCAGTGACGCATTCTTTCTTGGTTTCCCCACACACCTTCTCGCATCATAGTCTCTACTAATATTAGAGGGATACGGGCTACTCTATGTTCTCCTTTAGAGTCGCCTCGGTATTGGTTCTTTCCACTTCTTCCTGATTCAAGTTTTAACTGGTTGTTACCAGTAACGAGATTCTTGATTTCGTTGGTATCTTGTTCAGAGGTTACTATTATCGAACCATCTGAATCTTGATGAATTTGGGTAGTTATTATAGACATAATAAGTAAACTCCCCACATAAGCAGGGAGTCTATATTAACTACTAGGCGATTGCTGTAATTGAACCGTTAGCTGCTTCGTTGCCACAGCGTAAGCCGTACTCAACCACAAGCATCTTCTTATCAGAGTCACCGTCTTTAGCGATGTCTACTGTTTGGAAGTCACGTAAGTAGTCTACTGACCACATATCGTTGTCTAACATAAGAGCAGTACCTGTCGGTAAGTATCTATCCAACACTACGTTGAATGTACCGAAGTCTGAAACATAAACATCAACCGAGTTGTAGATTGACTTGTTGTCATCCACTACTGATTGTGTTTGTGTAGCACGACCGTTTAAACCAGTAATCTGCTTCTTAGCTGTAGCACCTACTAATAAAGTAGACGGGTCGCCACCTGCATTCCAGCACTGTGATGCTAGTTCAGTGATGTCACCGTCTTTTAGTACAGAGCTTGCTGATGCGTCACCTTCAGTAGCACTAGTCACAGCAAATGTGTTAGTAGTGATGAAGTGTGTTGCACCTCTAGTCTCACGAGCTACTGAAGCAGAACCGCCTACCGCTGCGTTATTAGCAAGTAAAGCTGTTTCCATATCACGCTTAAGCTCTTTAGAAGCCTTAGCTAATTGGTACGCCATCTCTGACTTCTTACCTGCTTTGTCAACTGCTTCACCAGAACCAGTAACATCCACTGTCTTAGTAGAGATTTGTGTCTGGTTAGTAACACGAACTGTATCGCTCATAGTAGCTGCACCTGCTGCTGCACCTTCAACCTGAGCGTTAGTACCTGCTGCTTCTAGTGAGTCTGTCTGCCATTCAAACAGTGTGTTTGATACTGAACCTTTCTTCGTAATTGAAGATAGGAACGGAGTATCTGTTGGTGAGATATCATAGATTACATCTGATAAATCTTCTCTTTGGCTATTGCCTGTGTTGTACGTATTTTGTGTTGTTGCCATTTTATTTTCCTTATTCTAACATATCATAAAAGATAGAAGCGGCATCATCTGCGTTGCCTGACTTCTTTAACCTTGTACGCTTCTTCTTTGCAGCTTCAGTATTAGCTTCTGCTTTTACTGTGCCTCTGCCAGCCTTCTGCACCTTAGGAACTTTCTTCACAGCTTTCTTTTTAGGTTTTACTTTCTTAGTGAGCCTGTCAAACTCCATAGCTTTCTTAAGAATAAGAATACTACGGTGGTCTGCCAGTTGCCCTATCTCTTCAGGTAAGAACCCAGACTCTGTAGCATATTTGCGTACATCGTCTTTAACAGATTTATCTTTGTCAGCCCATTCAGGTAGTGCTGAGACTAGCTTAGCATACTCCTCTTGGACAAACGTAGCTCTCTGTTGCTGTGCTTGCTCGTACTGTTGTTGCTGAACAATCTGTTGTTGTTGGTCAGCGTTCTGTACTTTTTCCTGTGCATCTCTGAACTCATCCTTCTTAATCATATATTGATATGGGTCATCCTCTTTAAGAGTATTCCAATCAACATCTGCAAATTCAGATAGGTTGGCTTCTTGCTGGTCTTTCAGCATCTGCAAACCATTAGCGTACATCTGTCTCTCTTGCTCTAACTGTAGTCGTTCTTCCTGAATTGCTTCATTCTCTTTACGACCCTCAGCCAGTGCTTGAGACTTACGAGTATAGTCGGATTGTCTTTGATAACCAGCTTTGAGTTCTTCCAAGTTAACCTCATACTCTTCACCACCTACTTTAATAGTATAGCTAGGGTCTGCAATTTCCTCTTCCTCTTCTTCGCCTTCTTCAACTTCCTCTACTTCTTCAGTGGCTTCTTCTTCATCTTCTTCAGATTCCAAGACCTCTTCGGTTTCGACTTCATCTTCCTCTATTGTATCCTCTACTACTTCTGACTCCTCAGTGGTAGCTTCGGTTTCCTCGTTTGTAGGTTGCTCTTCCGAGTTCCACATATTAAGGATATTGTTTGCTGCTTCTTCAGCAGAACCATCTTGCGCTCTATCGAACGCTGTTGCAACTTCCTGGGTGTTCTCTGCAGAATCCATTAGTCATCTCCCTGTTAATTATAATTTGTATCTGAATAGAATTCGTCTTGCCCTTCTGCAAGTCTACCAGTGTCGAGTACAGATTTAATATGTTGGTCTACTAATCCTAAACTCTTGATGGTAATATAAATTCTATCCCTTTCTACTTCCTCGCTAATTTTGGTTTGTAATAACAAATCAATTAGATGTTCTTTTGTTGTTTCAAAAGCTTCCTTATACAAAGGGTCATCAATAAGCCTCTTGGCGTTTTGACCCCTATGTACATCCTTCCCTTTCTTTCCCATAACTTCTCCTTTACATAACTTCTAACACTATAGATGCACTATTTATTTTTATTTTCTCCAAGCCTGAGTTGATATAGGTAAGCCCTGCAATATCAGCTGCCGTTCCATATGTATCAGTACCATTTGTGTCAACACCTGTCTTCATCTTATATGTTACGGTAGATGTGCTTGATGCTCTTATTGCAATCATATCACTCACATCTAAAACAATATACCCATCACTTGGAGTCGCCTCCGCGTAGGTAGTGATTGCTTTAGGCGCAAAGCCTTGTATGTTGTTTCCGTATGAATCTCTATTCAGTTGACGCATTATTGCTCCTTTGTATATTATGTTGGACCAATAGCTACTGGTCTTTTCTGCTCTCTTTCTAGTATTAACTCTTGTTGTTTAAGAGCCAAGTCTGCTTTCTTAATTTCTAATTCTTGTGCTTTAATCTGCATATTAACCTGAGCCTCTTGTGACTTTAGGTTGAGCTCCTGTTGTGCTAACTCAGCTTCTAACTGCATCTCTTGCTGCTTAAGCTGACTCTCTGTCTGTAGCTTCTGCATCTTAATCTTAAGTTCTTCTGTCTTAAGTTGCATCTCCATCTGCTTAGCTTGCTCTTCAGGATTAGGACCTTGTGGCTTCATATCCCCCTCTCCTGGGTCTGTTATGAAGTCTTGTACGTTCTTCATACCCATAGCCTTAATCTGCTCAGCAACTAGATTATATATATTCTTAGGCTTAATCAACATACCAGCACCAGGATGCTGTCCAATCATTTGCAGAGTCTGAGCTAACTGACCAAGGTGCATAAGGTTCATATCCTTATTACCAAAGCCTAGACCTACCTGAGCAGTACAGTCCATCTTCTCTCTCCACTCGTTAGGATACATAGTAACCCACTCGTTGTTAAGTCTTACAATCTTCTCAGGAGATTCATACTTCTGTACTAGTTGGTAAACACTGTTGGCTAGGTCCTTCATCCCAGTCTCAGCAAACACTCTAGCAATCAATTCAATCTTCTGTTGTGCTGCCGACATAACCTGCGCTACACCAGTAGCAGTCTGATGAGACTTAAGTCCACCCTCAGATAGACCCATACTGTTCTTACTAACACCAGTTCTTTCTTCTCTGATACTGTCTATGTATCCAAGCATATTGAAAGAGTTTTGGTCTAGTTGTGGTGTGGCTAATGGTTTAACAGCTCCCGGGGTACGTACTCTTACAATACCACCAGGTCGACTTGTCATAAGGTCATCTAAATTAGCCTGACCTTCGACCACCTCATAACGTCCGTTGTTTGTTAGATACATATTGTCTAACAAGTTACGCATCAGGGTAGTCTTAATTAGTTGAAGGTCGGAGATTAAGTCATATATACTCAGACCGTAGAATTTATGAGGCATCGGGACAGGTGTAAGGGAGGAGAAGGGAACACTGTCCACTACCTCATTATCTAAAATCTCATCTCCAACCTTCGTTATCTTTCTTAATTCATCAATACCGTCGTTATCAAAGTCAACGTACATATAGCACTCAGATACCCAGATACCATCATCAATATCATCATACATACTGTCACCTTCGTGATTGAATCTAGCCAATCTCTCTAGGTTATAGTTGTCTTCTCCACCCTCAAAGGCTCTCTCTATCTTAGCCTTTGGGTAGCCCTGTGATAATAATTCTGACTTAGTTCTCTTTACCTTATGTGCAACGAACCTTGCATCTTCAATACTCTTAGCGTATTTATTAATTAAAAATTCTTCTGGTGGTACATTCTCAATTCTTACTTGACCACTTTCTATTGTTCTTTCTAGCACAACATCGTGGAGAACTTGCTCTCCCTCGTTGGCTGTATGTTCTTTGACCTCAACCGAATCATCCATAAGTAGCACTGTGAATTCTTCTTCGGTAAGGTTCTTATATTCTTCTCTGGTTACTTTGGTTGTATCATCCCAGTAGTGTTTGACGATACCATTCTTCTGAATCAGTGCGTCTTTGAACCAGCTATATATAAGAGAGAAGCCGTGGTTCTGTCGCATAATAGTGTAGTTGACATAATCAGTGGCTTGCTTAGCCATCTTGGTGTCTTCTGGTCCTTGGGGTTCGAACTGTACTACCTTGTCACCTCCTGTGAATATCTTCATAAGAGAAGGCATAATCCATTCGATTACATCAGCTACATCCCGGGTGACAATTTGAGAACGACCTTCTTGCTCGTTGCCATACTTCTTACCGTGGTAACGGTCCATAGCATCAGCACGTTGCTCGCTTAACTTAGTCTGGCTAGCACCAGAGGCAGAGTTTAATTCCTGCTCTACCTTTGCTGATAGCTCGTTTTTAGTCATCTTCCTTGCCATAATTAGTTTACCTTTATTATACTACCCAGCTTAAGTCTTGCTTAGGGAGGCTGCTACCCCAGGAGTTATTACTACCTGTGAACACAACATCCGTCACACAGAGGTATCTGAAACTATCAGCCGCGTGTGAGGTCCAGTCGTGTACGGGTTTCTGAGACCAAATCTTCTTCTTGTCGTTATAACTACTACGGTACTGTAGTAGGGAATCTAATCCCTTCTGACACTTTGTCTGGTCAAACCAGCATCTATTAAGAGTATTCCTAACAGTATCAATACCATCCATAACCCTTAGCTTAGGAGCAACTTGGAAGTCAATACCTAAGCTGTAAGCTAAATCTTTCCTACTCTTGCCTGTACTAAATTCTCTTACTGCTATATCGTGTGGTGCTATGTGTGCACCATATCTATATCCTTTACTATTAAGAACATCAATATAGTGAGGTAGTCCTTCACCGCTGCTCTCATAGTAATCTATAAGGTTTATTGACTTGCCATCATATTGGGCAAACCATATAGCGGTACTGTCAGCTACTCCTAAGTCCCAAGCTGTTACTACTTGCTTGGATGGGTCGTATGGTACTTTACCAACCCTATCATCATCATAGACAGTTTCTAGTTCCTTGGCATAATAAGCACCCCTCAGGGCAGCAGACCAAGAACACTCATACTCTTGCTCATACTCTGTCTCAGCCATATCTTGCCTAGCCATCTCAAGTTCTTCATCATCCAATATACCAGTCTCACTGGCTTTGAATAAGAATCTCTTCCAACCCTTCTTCTCTATGGCTGTATGGTAAATATCATAGAACTCATTCTTACCTTTAGGAGTCCCGATGAATACACCCCAACCTTTCCTATCTGACAGTGCAGGTCTGATAACCTCACTGTACATCTTAGGATTCATCTGAGCATACTCATCAAGAATAACACCATCAAGGTAGATACCACGAAGAGTGTCAGGATTATCAGCACCATAAAGCTGAATCCTAGCGTCCATAAAGTCCGCTCTAAGCTCGGCTTCATTAAACTTAACATCTGGAAAATCTACTAATAATCTCTTTAACTCGTCCCAAGCTACTGTCTTAGCCTGCTTAAATAGTGGTGCTAGGTACGCATACCTAGGTGCTTTCTTACCTTGTTGGATATCCTGTACTGCTGACTTAATCATCTGGTTAATAGCAAATACAGTCTTACCGAATCTTCTGTGACAAACAACTACGTTGAACCTATCTAATTCTAGGTGCAACTTAGCTTGTAATACTCTGGGCGTATAAGGTATTACAATCCCTTTACGTTTCTCCTCCCTTTTGTTAGACATAGCCTACCAAATACTATTTCTATTGTTGTTTATCTTAAGCATATACTTATCAAAATCTTCAGCAGAAGTGAAATCTCCTTCTGTGAGGGCTTCTGGTCTATTAGGGTAGCCTAATAGTTCATTAGTTTCTATGGTAAACTGCCTCTCCTCTTCTGATTTATCTTCCATATTATCTAAAATCACATTCCCAAGCAGACCAGCACCAGCTGCTGCACCTACTTTTGGAATCGCTCTCATTACACCTTGAGTTATGTCCTGACCTGGCACTGGTCTTAGATTATTGACTTTAAGTTTCTGTCCTTTATTGACAGCTTTTAACGCCTTTACTCTGTAAGCAGGACTCATACGCATAATTGATTCTAGTGTATGACCAGCACCTCTCAGTATCATAGCTATTATTACTGGTACGGGCATCAGTGTACTTTGTCCTCTAAGTTGAGTGTTCGGTTGTTGGCATCAGCAATATCTTCCTCACTGTCGCTCCAACTAACATCAAAGTTCCTATCCTCGTGTACAATATGTTGCTTAGGAGTCCAGCCACCCTGTGTCTTAAGCCAGAAGGTTGTCATAGCAGCACTATCACCACTAACAGCCATCTCATAAGCCACACCTGCAACCCTAGCAGTACGCTTCTCACGTCCTGTATCTAGTGTGTGTCTATAATACTTAATAAGTGTGGCAATAGATACACCCATAATCTTAGCAATAGTGTGCTGGTCTAACCCTATGGTGACCATCTCCTCTACCTTATCATAGTCATCATCACCAGGGTTATACTTAGTCGTTGTTCTCCGTGCTTTCTTACCACCAGCCTTCTGACTAAGCTTAGACAGTCCTTTAATTAGACCAGAGTTTGTATCTAAGTTCCGTGCCTTCTCTACTTTAATAACAACATCACTAGGCTTCTTACCAGTTGCTGCTGCTACTTTGTGGCGAGCATCCTCTTTGATTGACTTTAAGTCTTGCTTAATCTTCTTAGTGTGTTCTTTCATATAGTATATATTATACCTTATTTCTAATTAGCAATCTCATAAAATTATATAAAAAATATGAGACAATATCTATTATGGCATATTGTTATTGGCAAACTTATTCTGGTTCGTTATCTGTCTAACTAACGTAGTTCGCTGTTTTATCTTTATGGGTGTTATGTACGGTTGTTACATACTAAGTTTCATATTAAGTAGCAGCATTAGTACGTTAGTTGCTAATAACAATATTATACCTGAAAATAACTTTGATGTGTCATTAATTCTATATTAATATATAAATAAGTAAGAGCATAGCTTAGCACGCGATTCCACTCTTGAGCTGTACTGGAGATGGACTATGTTACTACTACCGTACTACACCCCCTATAGCAGTATAGACAGCAGATTCATAATTGTTGAATTTTAGGTATGGGTTGATTCCCCCGATATACAATTTATTTACTTTAGGTGGGTGGGGTCTTCATCAGTATATTATTATATCAGCATATTATGATACTCTGTATGTCCTATAATACCCCTGCACCTAACGTGGTTATACATAACAT